TACCTTTATGATAAAGTTTGAAGAACTTTGTAATTAGTCTTTTTGTTTTCATTACCAGGTTTTTAAGTTTTGCCCCCGGTAACCAGCCCGGGGGTTTTTTATAAAACGGAGCGTAAAACCAAACCATCTTTAGTGGTTTGGATATAAGCGACAAAAGTAGTATATTTGCATTGTCAGTATAAGACATAAAAACCTCGTAAGGGACTTGCGAGTACACGTGTGGAGCGACAGTAAGACTTCTAACTCTTCGGAGCAGTAAGCAAGTTGCTGTGAAGCACGAAGCCCATTCATCACGAAGTGTGGATGGGCAGTTCACTGCCTTCTGTCAATACCTTGCTGTAAATAGTTGATAAAATGTGAAACATTCATTTGAATATACTGTCAAAATACAGTAAGTTGCATCATTAATTGCAGCAAATGGAGAGTTATGAATTAAACATTACCGTCCCACCCAAAAGAAGTGACGGGAAATTTCCTAAAGGACACCGGCCATTCAACAAAGGGGTGCCTATGGATAAATGGATGGATGGCCGAAAAATGAGGAGGGTTCTGAAATATCTTGAGATAGGTCGAAAGATGGGCAACCCTTCACTGGCAGGACACAACAAAAAAGCAATAGTAGGTATCAAAGATGGCAAGCTTTATCCTTTCTCCAGTATAACAGATGCAGCAACGATACTGAAAGCAAAAGGGGTAAAAGTATGCGCTAGAAATATCAGCTCTGTCTGTTCAGGCAAAAGTGTAACAGTGAACGGGCGAAGTTATTCAAGACGTAAAGCCGGAGGGTTCAGGTGGTTTTACGCAGACGAAGTTGAGAAATATTCAAAACTGGTTCAATGACAACAAAACCAAAGAAAGCAGTAAAAGCAAAACCAAAACAGCCGGTAAAAAAGGAAAGCGAGAATAAACTATCCGGTCTTACGATGAAAGAAAAAATCTTCTGCGAAAATTATATTTATGACTGGAATGCAACACGTTCATATCTAGTGGCTTATCCAACAACAAAAAATGCAGATACCGCTGCAGTATTGGCTCACAGGAAGTTAAGAAAGGGTAAGGTGCAAAGCTACATAGCAGAAATTCAGGCTGATCTGGAGAAAATTGCAGGCATAAGCAGGAGAAGGGTCCTTGATGAGCACATGAAACTGGCCTTTTCAAATATTGCGAACCTTCATAACACATGGATCGAAAGAAAGAAATTTGAAGAGTTATCCGATACAGAAAAAGCCTGTATATCAGAGATAAGCACTCAGGTAAGAACAGCATACCAAGAGGAAGAGGGAGGAGAAAGAATACCGCTTCAGGTGGAATTTGTCAAGATCAAGCTTTATGATAAACAGAAAGCTCTTGATAGTATCTCAAAGATGCTTGGTTATGATGCTCCGGCAAAAACAGAAGTAACAGGCAAGGATGGCAAACCACTAGTGCCACCTGCGAGGATACTAACAAAAAAGGAAGCAAAAGAGTTGTTTAATAAGCTCGAAGATGAATACTAATACCGAGATACGCGATATTGATATTCTCAAAACGTGGTGCCTAATGAATCCATTGAACTTCACGCGTTATTTTTTCAGGACGCGATTCAACCGTAAATTTATTATCGGAGAACATCACAGGAAGGTAGCAGCTATTCTAAATGATGTTTTAATGGGGAGGACAAAGAAAGTTATGATTAATATTGCCCCCCGTTATACAAAAACTGAGTTAGCTGTTAAGAATTTTATTTCAATGGGACTAGCACTTAATCCCAAAGCAAAGTTTATTCATCTGTCATATTCTGAGGACCTGGTTTTGGATAATTCAAGCGAGATACAGAACATATTACGTCAGCAGGAATACCAGCAGTTATTTGAAGCTCACCCTACCTCAAGTAACTCAAAGAAATGGTACACAAAAGAAGGTGGCGGGCTTTATGCTGTCAGTTCAGCAGGGCAGGTTACCGGTTTTGGTGCCGGACTGGTTGACAATAGCGAAGAGGAAGAAGAGCAAGAAGAAAAAGATATAGACGAGTTCACACCGGTTATAAACACGGAAGAGTTCGGGGGTGCTATTGTTATTGATGATCCTATTAAGCCAGATGATGCTCTCTCACCTGTTATAAGGGAGAAGGTAAATAATAAATTTGATACAACGATACGCAACAGGGTTAATAGCCGAAATACTCCGATAATCATAATAATGCAGCGCGTACACGAAGAAGATCTTTGCGGGTTCCTGCTAAAGAACGAACCGGGTGAATGGACTGTATTATCACTTCCATGTATTTACGAAGAGAACGGAGAAGAGAAAGCGTTATGGCCATTCAAGCACACTTTAGATGAACTAAAAAAACTCAGGGATATAAATTCTTTTGTGTTTGACACACAATATCAACAGGAGCCAAAACCATTAACGGGCCTTATGTACGAACAGGGATTTAAGGAATATGAAATAATACCAGCCGGGCAAAAGATTCGCAAAGCATATATTGATACGGCAGACGAAGGAGAAGATTATTTATGCTCTATCGTTTACGATGATATGCCTCATGCTGCATACATCATTGATGTTATCTATACTCAGAAGCCGATGGAATTTACTGAACCGGCAACGGCTCAGCAGCTGACAAAGCATAAAGTTGCTAATGCCGTTATCGAATCAAACAATGGAGGTAGGGGGTTTGCTAGAGCAGTAGAAAAACAATGTCGGGAGATGAATAATAATACTACCAAGATACGATGGTTCCATCAAAGTGAAAACAAAGCAGTGAGAATATTTACACAGTCAGCAGCAGTACAGAATTTATGTCTTATGCCAAAGGGATGGGATAAGATGTGGCCCGGATTTTATAAGTCACTAACAAGTTATATGAAAGTTGGGAGGAACGACCATGATGATGCTGAAGATGCACTAACAGGTGTGGTCGAGAATAGGAAAAAACAATCAATGAACCTACAGCAACTAAGTGAACTATTACCATAAAAAATTAAAAAATGAATATTAAAAACGCCCTCGAAGTAATAGCCAAACAGAGCTATAAAGAGATAGCACAGCTCTTCACCACTAACGCGCCAAGTTTTGAAGTATCACAGGAGGAGGCTATCAAACAATACAAGGTAGCTGACCATGATATCTTCGACGAGAACTATCGGCAAAAGAAGAAGATAGTCAAAGGGTATGGTGACACCAGTAGCGCGGCCACCGAAAAGACAATAGTAGACTATATCGACCCGGCACGAATAGGCATGAGCTTCCAGCAGCTTATCGTGGACCGTCGTGTAGGTTTTATGCTTAACATACCGGTAAAGATAAACCCGGTATACGAGAGCGAGAGCGATAAAGAGAAAACACTTGTTAACTCTGTTGAGAGGATCCTTAATAACAACAAGATGAACTACAAGAACAAAGAGATAGCACGCCGGCTGATGAGCGAAATGGAATGCGCCGAAGTGTGGTATTTTGTTGAGACAGGAAAAGCAAAACCCAGGTACACCCTCAAATGCAATATCTGGTCCCCGGACCTGGGCGATAAGTTATACCCGCTCTTCGACTCGACAGGCGACATGATAGCCTTTGCCCGCAGCTACAAACTGAAGGAGGAGGACAACAAAGATGTTGACCATTACGATGTTTACACCAACGACTACGAATACCGGTATGTCAACCGCGACAATGTGTGGAAGCTCGACGACCTGGTTGAGGTGGTGACACCGGAAGGAGTGAAGAACATCAACCCGATACCCAATGCGCTAAAGAAGATACCTGTTATCTATCACAGCCAGAAGAGACCGGAATGGAGTGATGTGGCCAGCATGATAAAAAGACTTGAAGATTCAGTCTCAAACCATGCCGACATGAATGACTACTTCGGTAGCCCTATTCTGGCAGTCGTGGGAGAGATACTCGGTTTTGCCCAGAAGGGGGAACAGGGAAAGATACTGCAGCTTGCCGAGAATGCCAAAGCCAACTACCTAGCCCTTAACTCACCGCCGGAAAGCATAAAGATGGAACAGGACAACCTGCGCGACCTGATATACACCCTCAGCCAGACGCCGGACATATCATTCAGCGCAATGAAAGGGATGGGTACTATTGCACAGTTTACTATGAAAGCCTTTTTTATGGATGCACACCTCGCCGTATCGAAGAAAGAAGAGATATTCGGCATGGGCCTGCAGCGACGTTTTAACATTATCAAAGCAGCTATCGGCAAAGTGATTAACACCTCGCTAGAAAGAGAGGCAGAGGCAGTGCAGCTCATACCTAAGATAACACCTTACCTGCCACAGAACGATACAGAGCACATTGACAATATCACAGTAGCCCGAACAGGAGGCATCCTCTCTAAAGAGACAGCTGTTGAGATCAACCCGCTCGTTGAAGATCCCGAGACAGAGATGGAGCGACTAAAAGATGACACCACTAACCAGATGACAGGATTTGAAGTATAGGACTATGGCGCAAATATTATTTTTAGTACCGGACAAGAACGACCCAACCTGCTATTACAGGGCGTCGGGGATAGCACACGACCTAAAGAACCGCTCAGGACATGAGGTAGATGTCCTCTCCTGGGACCAGGTACCTGTAACATGGCAACTCATATCTAATTACGATATTATCATGCTGCAGAGGCCATACACCGAGGTAGCAGCTAACCTTATAGCTTACGCAAAGGATATGAATAAGCCTATATGGGTGGACTACGATGATAACCTCTTTGTCCTCAACCCGGAGAACCCGGCACACCAGACATATAACAGCCCGGCAGTACAGGAGAATGTAAAAAGGTGCCTCCGGGCAGCCGACGTCGTGACTGTGCCGGTTGAATAC